CACCATTCGCTCTACCAAGTCCACCAAAGTATTGTGGGTTGCGTCTTGCAGTTTCAAATGTGCCTACTGTAATTGCAATCGCAGCAAGTAAGACTAGGTGGACTATAGCACTAATACCAAATGCTGTCCAACTACCGACAACAAATCCAAAGACAATACACCACATCCATGCTAGTACTTGCATAATTAAATGTCTTGTACTTGTATCTGGAATATTACTTAGTGGATTGTATTCCATATTCATTACAGCGTTCCAACTATTTACTATAAATGTTCTCACTGGATAAACTCCTTTTTCAAATGTCACTTTCAGAGGATAGTTTGCATCAACAATATCTTTAAACTCAATAGCGTCATATACATCTGTAAAGTATTTGACTACCTTTTGTTCTCTAAAATATCCTGTCACTCTGTACATATAAACTCCATAATAAGGTGGTGGGTTTCTGTTGCTAAGTACCCACCGAACTCCATGAGATTACGCAGCTAGTGCGAAACCCTCGATTGCAAAGTTATCGTTTGCATTTACTCAATTGACCTATTAGGCGGTCATCCCACAATCTCCACTAACCTATTAACAACCTGTCGATCCTATTTCGCCCCCATCATAATTACATACCAGAATCAATGCCTAAGAATTTACTGAAACCAAATACTTCCATTAACATGAAAGTGAATAGCATTAGCATAAGACCCCACATAATTAGTTTACCATTGAAATTAGATGCGGCAAGTTTGATAGCGAGTATTTCGTTACCAAAGAACCGCAAACATAACTCAAATTCATTGTGGTCATCTTTTACGACTAATCCATTCTTTTTTTCTTCAGACATATCATCTCCATGTAATTATGGTGGAGGCGGCCGGTACTGCCCCGGCGTCCAGTTTTGCGTTTAACTCGCTTCACCGATTGTACTTATATTTATACCACACTATAACTCATCTGTCAAGTAGTTTTTGAAACTAAAAACTAGTTTGAATACCTTGTTGTGCTTTATCAAAAACATTACTATTTACCTCTAGTGATTTACCCACAGAAATAAAACAAGTATACTCGTTTGATGGTATAAATTCTAAGATAGTAATAGTACCAGTATCAGGATTACCAATTATTTCAACAGCAGTTTTTCTGTCACTTACATATCTCATAAAACCAACTTCTCCATGTGATTCTAGGAAGTTTTGTTTTACTTCATCATAGGTGTCAGTAGTACAAGTTACTGGTTTCTCAGACTGAAACACTTGAGGTGGTGTTTCTGTTTCTGGTTGTACAAAATCTTTTGGTTCTGCATTGGCTACATTATACAGTAGCAACATTGTCCATGTTAGTAATACTGTTGATAGATATTTCATTTCTTTCTTCCCATTGCGAGATGGTTTCGATCAATAGAGGTAAATACTCTTTTTTGTCCTTTACAAACTCTTGGACTACTCCATCCTGTGTAACTACAAGAATACAAATCTGATTGATTTCAATTCCTGTACGTTCTTCAAACATCTCAGCATATGCAGATGCTTGGATATAGTAAGATTCGTTATACTCATCTTTACGCTCTTTAGTAGATGTTTTGAAATCAATGATGGATAGTTTACCATCAAACTCTGCAATACAATCTACTCGACCAGCGACTCTATATTTATCACTATAGAGTCCACATTCTTGTGAATAGATGTTGTCTATACGGTGTAACAAATTGTCACGCATCTGTGTGAATAGTGCATGAGGTAGGAAATTCTTCTTGTGTTTTTCCATATCCTCATTGTTCAAATAGTCTTCACACATATGGTGGACTGCTGTTCCACGAGCTGCAGCAGTGCGAGCGATGTAGTTTGCAACATCTTCTCCCACACGTTTACGCCACTCAAATAAACCTTGTTTGTTTCTTACTGACAGGACTGTAGTTATTGATGGATACTTGTTACCATCTGGTGTTTCATATAAACGAACACCATCCTTATTAGTCGCCTTTATCGGCTCCAGTGTCACTGGTTTGTGATTGTACTTTTTCATTCTTTTCACTTTCTTCAATATTAAAATCTGCTAAAATAGACCACTCTGGTGGAACTTTGCCCCACCCCACAGTTCTATCCCATTGTCTTTGAGTATACTTACCCGACATTTCTCATTCGCTCTACCAAACGATCTGCTCTCTTGGTTACCTGACGATACCACTGGCTATCGACCATTTCATCTGCGGCTGCGTTCCAATCCCTTGCATCCACACCACGTTTCATACCTTTGAATCCTGATAATCTTGGACGGCCCATATTAAACATCATGTTCGCAATTATTCTTTTAACTTCTTCTGGCAAATCATCAAAGTCTGAGTATAGGGTGTTGCAGTCTGACAAGACTGTTTGGATATCCTCATTGAAGGCCGCAATGCATCTGTCGGCATGGACAGGTGTTCCGACCTCTTGTCCATATTCGGGGTCTTGTTCCCTAACCAAATGCCCAATACCAAAAGTTGGCAGGCCAAGATGATCCAAATATATTTCATTGACGCTTCCCTCATCATACTCGATTTCTTTTCTTAGTTCATTAATATTCATTACCACCCTGCCTTTTCCATATAACAATTGTGATCGGGTTTTTCATCCATTTGATGAGCCCAATTAAGTTCTTGAATTAATCTGTTGTACCAGTTTTTATCATGTTGGTCATGTGCTTTATTCATGTCATCCATCAACTGACTGATACGAGTTTTTATGTAATCTGGTCTTGTTGTTTTGTTTTTTCTACGCATTGTCATTACTTCCCTTTGGTGGTGGTGTAAGTTTATGTTCTGACACAGGAACTCTAGTTTCTTCCCAATCCACATCTAGATTTCCAACTGCCATGATTCTCTCATGGTCACATTTCTGTTCTGGTACTTCATGGTATAACCATGCAGGCCAGATTATAAGTTGTCCTTCAGATGGTTTTACTTCTAGTCCACCAGCATCTGGAAATACTAAAGGAGCGCAATCTTCACATCCTCTGACACAATATGTAAAACTCCACACATGAGGCCAATGTTGATGTGGTTTACAGATATGTCCTTTACTATATATCAAACTCCAAAAGTCTTCGATTCTTAGTGCATACTGTCTTGGTGTTCCATCTTCATTTGTACCAACTGCCATAGGCATGGTCTTTGCAAGGTCAATTACCAGATTACCTAGTATCTCAAAACTAGGATAATGTTTGTGCATATCCCATTGGGTCATATAACACTTCGCAGCGGTAGTACCCTTCAGCCGGTCTCCAGCGTCCTTTATATCACGTTCTAAGTCGTTGTTAAAGGAATCTATGTTTGAACCCTTCAACTGTTTTATTTTAACTGGTGATTTTTGTGTAAACTCTGGCCAACCATCTTGTGCCGGTGTCATATAAATATTTGCCAATTACTCTATTCCCATACCCAGTTTAGTTTTTTGTATCAGGTAACTTCTTACAAAACCAGAACGAACAATATCTCCAATGTTAAATTCTGTACAGTTGAACTCATTCATTTCATGTAGGATTTGTAAGAAATCCATAAGACCATTACGTTCATTTGTTCTTGTTAAATCTGATTGACCAAAATCACCACAGAAGAAAATCTTGGAGTCTTGCCCTACCCTTGTAATAATTGTATCTAGTTCGTGGAAGTTTAAATTCTGACACTCATCTACAATTATGATACTGTTATCGAATGTCAAACCTCTAAGAAATGATGTAGACATAAAGTAGAAACTACCTTGTGATTTTAATCTATCATACAACATAGTAAATGCTTGTTCGTTTGGTTGTTCAAACATAAACTGCATCATATTTGCATATGGAACTTGGTAAAGTGCAGCCTTGTCTTCTTCATCGCCTGGAAGGAAACCGATTTCTCTTGTAGGGATAAGTGAACGAACTACGATAACCTTATCGTATGGTGTTTCATTTTTTAATACTTGTTGTAATGCAAGATATAATGATACAAAAGTTTTTCCTGTACCAGCACACCCAAACAAGAATTGGTTTTTACCTTCTTTCCAAGTATCAAATACTGTCTGTTGACTATCTGTAACTGGTTTGATTGCAGCAAGATCATTTGCACTTATTTCTTTTTGTTTTGACATTATATAATCCTTATCAGAGATGGAGTATGTGGTGGCAATTCGTAGTAACCACCACATACCCCTGTGCTGTATAGACCCTTAGACAATACTAAATTGTAATCTATACATTTTTATTTATGTTAATATAAACCTGTAGATTTATTTTTTGTGTAATGTTTATTAACATTTTGTCCTGTTACATCAAGTAACTTATGTTTTTTTGCAACATTCCTAACTCTCGTTTCTGCAATATTTTTACCATGGCCATATCGTTCAGCCATAGGAGAGTTAGGATGTGCTTCTGCAATCCTAGACATATTCTCTTTGAACCCATCATCAGTCTTATGAGTCTTACCTTCAATACCACCAACAATTGCTGGTGCAGTTACAACTTTTTTGTACTGTGGATTTTCTGACAGAAAGGTTTGCAGTTCATTCCAAGAACAAACTGTGTCATAGATTTCATCTTCTTCAGTATTTTCTATTGTGTATGTTGGCATATTTACCTCAATCGTGTATAGTTATTTTCATAATGCAATATTTTTGCTTTGAGTGATTCTACTTCTTCACTCAGTTCTTTTATGCGTACAATTGCACTATAATGAGCTTTGGTAAGTTCTTCCATATCTCTTTGCATAATTTCTTGTTGTGTTAAAACCTTCTCACGTTTAGAGTCTTCTTCTTTAATACGTCTTAACATATAGGCTTCATGTCCTTCTTGTTGTACCATTCTGGTATCTCCCTATTCTTCCAAGACGCAAAACTATTCTTCTCCATTATATAGTATTTTCGATATGCATCTATTGGATTGTTTTCTACTTTACAATAATCTGGCATACACTGTGGTATTGGTGTTAGTCCTTTATCCTTAATAAATCTAGGTGGACGCATCAGTGCCATTGACAGTTCAGAAGTCTTATGCACTCGACCATACCGATTAGTATACTCTGCAAGTGTAGCCATGTAGATTTTCCACATGACCATATAGTTCTGTTTAGAATAACGAACCCATTGTGCAGATGGATGATTCACATGAGATGCTTTGTACAACAAATCTTCACGTTTGTCAAACAATCTCCATCGTTTAATCTTATGACCATTCTTAGTTCTGTCTAAGTATTCCCAACCATCCAACATACGATGAGCAGTAGACAACAACTGTGCATACTCAATAGGCATCTTGACTATATGTTTGTCAATATGCCAGATTGCGTTCTGCACAGGGTCTTCATGTAAATAGAA